GCTCGATCGCCGCCGACGACGACTGCTTGGTCCGGACAGCCAGCATGAATTCGGTGCGCTGCTGGTTGAGCTGGCGCTCTTCCTTGCGCAACGCCTTCATCTTCTTCTGGTCGTTGTCAGCAACAGCCTTGTCGTATTCTTCGTCGATCGCTTCGAGGCGTGTGTCGATTTCCTTGACCACGTCCTTCTTGGCTGCCTTGGCCGCAGCGGCGGGATCCCTCTCGCCTTCTTCACCATCGGCCTCGTCGCCACCACCGAGACGCTTGACCAGGTTGTCGAAGCGCGCACGCAACGTGTCGTAGCGCGCCTTCGGGATCATGATCGGCTTGCCATCCTTGCCCTTGGTCTTCTTGGCCTTGGGGTCTTCCTCCTCTTCTTCCTCTTCCTCCTCTTCGGCGTCGGCCTTGCCCTTCTTGGCTTTCTTCTTGTCGTCCTCGGCCTCCTCTTCCTCTTCGGCGTCGTCGTCCTTCTTCGACTTCTTGTCGTCGTCCGCAGCTTCCTCTTCCTCTTCGGCGTCGTCGTCCTTCTTCGACTTCTTGTCGTCGTCCGCTTCCTCTTCCCCGGCGTCATCGTCCTTCTTCGACTTCTTGTCGCCGGACTCTTCCTCTTCTTCCTCGCCGGCGCCCGGCACGTTGTCGCCGCGGTCGGCGTCCTTCTTGTCGTCGGCGAGATCTTCCTCGCCACCGCGCGTGGCAAGATCCTCGTTCGACAACGCGTCGTCCATCGCCGTCGATCGACCCTTGCCACCGCCCCCGCCGCCGTTCTTGTCGGCCGGCGCCATCAGCAACCCCATGCGCTGAAACATAACGTCCTCCTGTTGTAGTTGAATAACAACCCGGTTTTAACCGGGTAAAAACTCAGTAATCTCTTCGCAGCCCTTTGAGCTTGCTCAGCTCTTTCAGGGCCACTTCCTCTTCGCCGATCAGCTTCTTGACCTTCTTCAGCCGATCGTTGTCCTTCATGATCGCGCACGCTTCGCGCAGCGTGCGCAGGTCACTTTCGACGCGCCACTTCTCGTCGACCATCGGTGCCTCAGCGTGCTTTGGCTTTGCCACTGGGTTTCTCCTTCGACTTCATCTTGAGCTGTTTCTCTTTGAGCTTGAGGTTGCCCTGGTCGACCTTCTCTTTGCGCTTGGCATCGGCGACGGTGACCTTCTCCTTCACCTTCGATTCACGATCCTTGCGCTGGAGATCTCGCTGGGCGCGGCGCTCGTCGAGGCTCACACGCTTGTGCTCGCGCTCTTCGCCTTCGCGCGCCTGGAAGTCGCTGCGGCGCTCCTGGCTGTCGACGCGCATGTCCTCACGCTCGGCGTCGGCGTCGGCCTTGGCCACGTTCAGGGCGTGCTCCTTGTTCATCATCTCGAGCTTGGCGTCGAGCTCGCGCTCCTTCAGCGCCAGGTTGCCCTCGATTTCGCGCTGCTTGAGCTCGAGCTCTTTCACCATGCGCTCACGCTGGATCAGGATCTCCGAATCGAAGTCGCCCTGGCCGGCTTCGGCCATGGTCTGGCGTGCACGCGCCTCGGCCAGGCGCGCGTCGGCCGTCTTCTTGAGGATGTCGGCCTTCTTGAGCTGCTGATCGAGCAGCGTGATCTCGCGCTGCAGCGCAGCCAGCTCGGCCTGCTGCTCGGCGGAGTCGCCGCCGCGCATGCGGTTGACGATCTCGGCCTTGCGCTCGAGCGTCGAAGTTTCGACGACGATGTCGTCGGGGATGCCGATGCCCAGCTGGCGCATCTGCATGACCTCGGCGAACTGCTGCTGCTGAAACGTGTCACGCGGCGGCACCGTGGTCACCACGGTCTCGTACTCGCCGATCGTGAGGTCGTTGAGCGGCACGCCGGCTTCGTCCATGCCGTTGATGACCAGCGTCTCGGCCTGCGCCTTGAGGTCGCGGCCGGTGATCTGGAACGTGCGCTCCTCGGTGTAGTAGACCTGCACTAGGTCGATCACGTTGCGCGCCAGCATGTGGCGCGTCCGGTTCAGGTTATCGAGCGGCTTGGCGAAGCTGTTCGAGCTGTTGACCTTCTTCTGCGCGATCGCCTTGGCCGCGACGTCTTCACGATCGAAGCCGCGCAGCGTGTCCGGCACGTTCATCACGCGCTTGGCGAACTCCTGCGCCTTGAAGGTCAGCCGATCGAGGCCGGTCGGCACCGTGTTCGGCTGGATCTTCTCGATGTTCTGGATGTCGTCGAGCTCGATGACGATGCCGGTCTCGGCACCGCGCTCCTCGAGCTCCTCGGTGTCCATGTTCTGCAGCGCACCCTTCTTGACCTTGTAGCCGGAGTTGGCCGTCGTGTTGACGACGTGCAGCTCCTGCGACAGGGTCTTGTTCAGCATCTCCTGCGGCGACAGGATGTGCTCGACCAGGCCGATCGTGGTGCCACGCCGGAAGAACGGGAAGTACGGCACCGGTGTGAAGTGGCGCAGCGGGCTGATGGCGTCGTGCAGCACCACCGAGTCGGCTGACACGGTCCAGTGGATCACCTCGGACTGGCGCTTGATCAGCGCCAGGTCGGCGTTGAACGCCACGCGCTCGACGCGCTCCTTGTCCCAGTCCGGCGGCACCATGCGGGTCTCGCCGGTGACTTTGTCGGCGAAGTGCAGCACACGCTTCAACTCGCGGTACTGGCGTTCGATCACGCGGATCCGACGCCGGACGGGGTCGTCCTCGTCCTCGGCCATGGACCGCGCCCAGTTGTCGTTGCCATCGAAGGTGTCACGGCGGCTGCCAGTGGCGTAGTCGATCGAGTCGTAGCCGAACTCGAACGCGCTGCGCGGCATGTTCTTCAGCTCTTCGGCGTCGTCCTCGTCGTATAGGCGCGCGATATCGCTGACCGAGAACCACTTGGAGAGAAAGACCTCCTTCCACTTGTCGGGGTCGTAGTCCTCGCCGTCGCAGTCGATGATGACGTTCTTGGGGTTCAGCAGCGAGATGATGGCCTCGCCGCGCATGTTCTCGTCGAAGTCGAGGCGCACGTCGTAGAAGCCGCGCGACGTGATGAAGCCATCGGCAGCGACTTCGGACTCGAGCCAATCGAGCTTGTAGTGCGACGCGAAGTGCAGCCACAGTTTGGTCAGCGCATCGGCTGTCTGCTGCGTGCCGCGGTTCTTCGGCCGGAAGCTGACGTCGGAGCGGTTCTGTAGCTGCTCGCCCATGATCGACGCCATGGACGCGAACGTCTCGTTGATGGTGAGCACCGGCTTGCCCTGGCGCTCGAGCCGGCGGCGGATCGTCTCCTGCCATTGCAAGCCGGCGAAGAACTGGTCGCACTTCTCGGCCTTCTTCAGGTACTCGAGGTGGCCACCATCGCGGGCGTAGCAGTAGCGCTCGAAGTTCTCTCGCGCGGTGTAATGGTCAATCGGCACGGCTTAGCCCCTGACGCCGATGATTCCGTTGGGCGGCTTCTGTGGTTTCAGGCCCCGGCGCAAGCCCCGGTACAACGAGACCGCCTCGTCGATGACTGGCCGTACGAGAGGGTGTGCGTTGGGAAGGACTTTCGGAACCGGCTTGGCGCCTGGAATTGCCGCGTTGATTCGGCGCCGCAGGCCGCCGGACTTGTAGATATCCCCTGCCATGGTGCCCCCTACGCCGCCATGTAATTGCGTTCACTACGCCCCAAGGCCTTGAGCCTATCACGCCAGCTCTTGATTTTCTTCTTGGCCGGGACGCGGGGCAGGGGCATCCGGGCAGCCATCCGCACCATCCACGCCATCATGTCGACGAAGTCGTCGTTCAGGCCGCCGGGGAAGCGCAGCAACTCCTGGATGCCGGTCTCGACCCACGGTTGCCCGCTCGGGTAGTGGACGCGGCCGTTCTGCATCCAGCCCTGCAGCGGCCGCGCACGGATGATCTTGTCGGTGACCGGCTTGAGCTCCTCGTCGAAGTTCAGGATCACGTTCTCGGAGCGTTGATGGCGCTCGAGCACCGGCTTGATCGCCTGGTAGATCGTGCCCTGCTCGATGCCGCACAGCTGGCAGTTCCACCGCTTCCACAGCTTGACCAGGGCTTCGACGATCTCGAAGGTGTCGAGGCGGCCACGGATCACTTCGCGCATCCACAGGTCGCCGTTCCAGTCGAGCGTGCCGACGCCGAGCACGGTGAAGTTGGCCGTGTCGTGCTTCGAGATGGCGAGGTCACCGGCGAGGATGTTCACGAACCCACCACCGCTGAAGTCCATCGGCATCGGGTAGTAGCGGACGTAGTCCTTCTTGATGAATAGACCTTCGTCGGGTGTCGGCTTTTGCTGATACAGCGCCGACCAGTGCCGCGGCTGCAGCGTGCGCTTCTTCTTGAGCAGCGACCGCAGCGGGAAGCGATCGGGGTGTAGGGGGTCGCCCTTCTTGCGCAGCAGCTTGGCACCCTCGACCGCGAAGTCGACGATGCGGTGGTCCGGCAGTAGGTACTCGTCGTTATCGGCGATCGCGGGGTAGCTGACCACCTCCCAGTTCTCGAGCTCCTCTTTCGGCACGCCGGCCTTCTTCAGCTCCGCTTCCTGGGTCAGGAACTTGCCGGCCGGGTCCGCGTCGTGCCACCGCGTCATGATCAGCAGCAGGCCGCCGCCCGGCGACAGGCGCGTGTACGCGGTCGAGCCCACCCAGTCCCACACGCTTTCGCGGATCGTCTCCGAGTCAGCCTCGGTGTCGTCCTTCAGGAGGTCGTCCAGGATCAGGACGTGTGCGCCCTTGCCGGTGATACCACCGCCGGTGCCGGCCGCCACGTAGCCGCCGCCGCCGGTCGTGTGCCACGCCTCGACGCTCTGGCTCTCCGGATCCAGCGCGGTCTTGGCGAACATCGCTCGATAGATGGGGTCGCGGATTCGCGCGCGAATCTTGCGCGAGAAGCCCATCGGCAGGCCGACGTTGTAGCTCGAGGCGATGATCTCCCAGTCCGGGTGGTGGCCCAGGATCCACGACGGAAAGTAGTTCGACGCCATCAGCGATTTGCCGAAGCGCGGCGGGCAGAAAATCATCAGCCGCTCCTCGGATTCCACCCAATTCAACGGGGTTCGACACTTTCGACCATACAGGGCTTCAAATGGAGCCATCTTGATACTCTCCTGATAACTGTTGTTATAAGAGAACTCAGCTAATGGCAACCACTTAACCCAAGAACCTTTAGAAGAGAGAGCACATGCCCTTGTCTTCAAGGATTTGGTTGACCCGTTCAGTTTGACCTGCCGTTTGGGGATGATAAGCAGAACTACGGACCAAGTGAGTACCAATCTGCTCATG